CACCAGAATCACAGTTTTCCGACTGTGGGCGTCGCGCAAGTCCCTCTTTGCCATCTGTAACCTCGCTTGTTGAGGCGAGCCCCACACTTTCGTGTGGCGGAGTGGCCACCGGGTCATAACCCGGAGAGGAATCCTGGCTGATAACCAGAGAAAGGGATCTTTCCTGTACAGGTATTGGTGGGTGGATCAGATCCATCACCATTCTGTGCATCGAAAGGGTTCGATTTACAAAATCTGAACTCAGCATCTCTCGATTCCAATCAATGTCGACATTCATATTGAGTGCCTCATTGTTATCCAATGGTCGCGCTAACTTATTCAGACTAGTCTGAATAAGCATCTCCAAGCTTTCGGGTCTCGTTGAGGCCCACTTGATGATGTTAGCGTTTCTCTTAAGCTCGTGCTCCCAGCTTGTCTGAGGTGGTTGAGGGGTTAACTCCTCACCCGGATCAGCATAGGCATAGAAACTCGGACTTATCCGCTGCACCCCAGCCCAGAAGACTAATTCATAATTAATCTGTATAGGCCAAGGAAGCCTCCAGGAAGCGAGCGGGTTCTTAGGAACCCCCAGATCATTTAGATCTGTTGTGAACCCCAATAACCAATTGAGGTCCTTCGCTTTAGGAGAGATACGTACCACCCACGGGAGGGTTTTCACCCACCCCGAGAGAGGGTATCTGTACCATAGAGATCTGAATTTCTCTATAGCTTCGCGGTTACGGGCGATTTCCCGGTCAACTTGTGCGGCTCTATCCACTTTACGTGAGTAGAGCATCGCATTAAGAAGATTAGGTAATTGTACTGTTCCTCCATAGTATTTGGACGCCATGGATCCTAGCCATTCGGCTGGTCCCTTGGTTCCACTATGGAGCATACCGCTTGGCCCTAAACAGTATACGGCTGTGGCCAAAGCAACCATGTGGGATTTCCCATCATGAGTGATTTGGTCCACAGACCGTGAAACTATATTCCAGACATTCGGATAACCTTTCATGAATGAATCCATGATAAGGTTTGGCATAAGTCGTATGTTTCTGACCACAGTCAAAATGTTTCCAGCTCCTATAGGAGTGAACTCTCCCAAGAGAGGGTGGATCCATCTTTTGGCGAACTCGGCCACGTTTCCGTGATGACTTTTAGTCATGTTGATTTCAACGCCGAGGTCGTTCATTATAGCTTTATAGCTTGATGCTACAAGATCATTAGCAATGATAATATCATCACCAAGGACAGCATAATCCCTGAACCAGCTGGTAATACCAACTCGGTTAGCAGCGACTTGCACAATAATGTGATGTGTCAGAGCAAGCATACCCCAAGAGGAGTATGCCCCCATAGGTTGCCCTACGGCATATCTGTATGCAGTCGAAGTTTTCGACTCTTCTTCCGTTTTACGTACATAGTAATATGGACGTTGAAGCAAGGAGATCCAAAGATCTCCAGGTTCTCCCAACAAGTTCAAGATCTGAACCTGTAAGGCTGCCGGCAGTCTATCAGTAGCTGCAGACAGATCGAAAGAAGCAATCCGTTGGCCAGAGACGCAGCGGTTTAAGAGCTCCTTCATTGGTCTTTCTTGATCGAAAGTACCATCCTGAGGGATGCGTCGGAGAAGACTAAAGATTGAGTCATGTAGTGGTTTCAGTACCAACTGAGACCAGTAATCTACGATGGCTACAATTCTAACCTTCCCTCTCGCCTCTAAAACAGTTGCCAATCGTCCGATATACAGTTCCTTTGGAACCACATATCCTAGTGCACAAGATTTACAAATCAGGTGAACTAGTCTGATAAGGAGGACGAACGGCATGGTCACAATTAAAATCCACACCAGCCACACAATGGGTAAATCCCAGTTGTGAGCACGACACCATCTAACAAAAGCTATCATCTGTTTAGGATGAAATGCTAATGCTATGGCGTCGAGTGGTGCAGACCACGTCGCTCGCGGATAATTCGGCCCTGAACTTTCCGAGATTCTCAGAAAGTCAGGTTTTCGAAGAGATCTTAAAGAAGGCATATGAGCCAACACTCTACGTAACTCCGTTTCCGGAATCGTCTGAGTGGACCCCTTAAAGGGGTCGGTAATCGTCTCCCATTTATAAATGGGAGCGAAACCTATGACTCGATACACACTGAGAGCAGTCAACACTGCCCGAAACACCAACTTACTAGAGTCTTTATCGAGTTTTACACCTCGAATAATTTCTCTGAGATAAATTGGGATGATTTTCGGTAGACCGGAATTGGTAAGAGAAATCTGGGTTTTACCCCGGATAAACTTCTCATTACCTAACCAGCATATTAGCGCCCGAGAACACTCACTCAGATATTGAGAGGTGAACTTCGGTCCCGACTTAATCCAAATTTCTTTGATATTAAGTGCTAATACACGGAAACCCTTCTTCCAATGGTCAGTCAGACCAAGGACTTGCACTGGCAAATAAATGAATTTAGTCAACTCTCGTTGTCTAATCCATTTACTCGCTCTTTTCTCACTATTTGTTAGTAATCTATTGATGAAAGCATTAGTGTTTAAAGGGTGAGACAGTACTTTCCTGGATGACACCAGGTGGAGGTTAGGGGGCTAGCCTTCTCCTACCTTTGCGTAGTGAGCGCGTGGTGTGATTGCCAATACTTGTACCGAGTTATTGTTATAACCATAGTGGAGTCGCCGCGGGCCACCCAAGGCCTGCTCCTCTTCTCAAGAGGGCGGAATCTGCATCAGGTCGTAAGACCTCGAAGTAGTAATGACTGGAGACGATCCACACGGCAAGTACCAAATCCGAGGGGGTCTGGCATTGCGTTCACCTCGATCGAGG